GAATTGCCCCCCACTTTGTCACATATTTATATAAATTGGTGACACTAATTCGGATATTGTCCGAGTTTCACTTCCGAATATGTCAACTTTTACGCACCAAAAACTAGAAATAAGTTTCCAATTTGTAAACTATTGCATGAATATTTTGTAAAATTCATGCAGATAAGAACTATATTTCTAATTATGGATTTCGATAAATAGCATTATCCCCTATCTCTTTTGCCGGATTACCCGCATACTTTTTAAAAGCTTCCGTGATTAGTTTCTTTGTTACCACCGCACCCATCCCAATCATGCACCCGATGGCAATGTCTTGCTTTTGATGGATCACCGCATTAAGTCCAAGATTACATTTGTACCTCACAATGGTATGTCCTCCAACCTTTACACCGCATGAGATGGTCACCTTGCTATGAATAAAGCAATCATGACCGACATGGCTATGCTTGAGCATCCACACATCATTACCAATAAATGTCGGTTGATCTCCTGTGCTTGCATCAATAGTAACATGTCCGGTTAATACTACATTGTCACCAATGGAGACACTGCCAGGCTCCCGATTCCAAAACTCTTTATGCTCGGCCGTGTAACCGATAATGCAATAAGGACCAATATAACAGTTCTCGCCTATGCTTACATTAGGCCCGATCAACGCCGTTGGATGGATGTAACTCATCTTTAAATTGTTTATATGTTAACACTAAAAATTCACATACACATGCATCACACCTACGATTATAATCATAGTGTGGTATCTTTAATTTAATCACGCTCAATAACTCATCCTGTACATCTGCGTGAAAGTTGACTATTTCGCCACTCCGGATAAATAGATCATAATGGTGCTTATGCCTCAATAAGATTTCCAAATGCTTCTCTACGCTCGGCACCAATTTTTTGATAGTTGTACTTTTCTTTTGCCCACTCATATAAATCGTTTCCCATTTTAACCCTTTCGGTGGGGTTGTTTACTAAATAAGATATATGCTTAAACCAATCACTTTGATTCTTTACCCATAACACCGGTGCATCCTTATTCTTGTTGTATGGCTCAACATCACTCACCACACATGCAATCCTTTTGCTCGCAGCTTCAAGTATCTTAAGATTAGATTTGCACGCATGCCATTGCGAATCCTCCAACGGTATCACCATAATGTCGGCATGCTCAAAGTGAGTCATGTAATTATTTGGCAACTCGCTTGCAAGTTTTCTATTAGCTAACTTTCCCCCATTGCTAAACATACTGAAAACCTTATCCCAATAATCTTTACTCACCGGATCGGTATCAGTGTAACCGCCCAATACCATCTCTATTCCTGGCAATGCATTAAACCTCTTTATAGGGTTTTTAAGTATTGCGATGTCGTTCATGTGTGTTGATCCTCCGGCCCAAAATATGCGCACCTTATCCGACTCATGTCTCAAGTCGGTGTATTGTTGCTCACCCAATGGAATGCAGTTAGGGAATATCTTTACATTTTTATTATACTTACTTACCTTCTCCGCAATGCGCTCATTGGTGCATGTTACAAGGTCCGCGTTAAAGATATTGTTTATTACCCTTTTCTTTTGTGGCTCATAGTATTGGTGTAAAGGATGACTATACGGCAACTCCCAATCATCATCAAGATCAATCACTACTTTAAAATGTTTCTTTGTCTCATGCCAATCATTGTCAAATTGAGAGAATCGATTATACAATAAAATCTCAAAGTTCCTTTCGTTTAATATCTCTTCCGTTGGTGTATTGCAAATATGGTTATATGAGTCCGGCATAAATGCCAACGGCAACAATACTCGGTGCCAACCGCATCCGCTTTGCTTTTGTGTAACTCCTAGCACCTGGATAATCTTATCGTTCATTATTGCTTTATTAAATTAAGTATATCATCAATCTTCATATCACTTACATAACTGTTATTATCAACAACAACCTCGGTGTATTCAATCCCATTCTTAAACAACTGCGCCATGTAGTCAATATAAAATATTACAAAGTATGTGCGCTTTAATTCTGCAAAGTCCGTTTCAATGCCCATGTCCTTCATTTGCTTTGATACATCATCATGACATATGATTGGAATCTTTATTGGTAGCATATTATAATTTTTCTATCTCTTGTTTTACTTCATCCCAATATTCTAATTCCATTTCGTGCATATTCCTTCTTAATGTTACTATATGCTTTAAATCTAATATCTCATCTACTGCTATTAATGCACAATCTTTAGCCGCTTCATAATCTTTATCATCTGGACTATGATAAATTATCATTTTTTCTACTAATTCCTTTGCTTTTTCTTTTGGTGTCATATCATTTAATTTTTTGTCCTAGGAACCCGGCTCCAAATATTATTGCAATAAAGGTACTAACATAGATTGGTAAAAAAAATAGTATCACCGCACACCACACACTTAAGCATGTCGCACAATCAAATGGCTTCATTCTTTTTTCAAATGGAATGCCCCATATCTTTTTTATAATGTAAGGTATTTTGGCCACATTAACAAAATAATAAGCAAATAAAAACGCTGCAAGTACTGTAATCATGTTAATTAATTTGGTTGTATAAATCATCATCTTCATCTGCTTTCATAATGTCAATGATGTGTTGCTTTTGATTGTAGGTTTGGTTGTAGTAATCTTCTGCTATATCTCTCCTAGTTGGATAACCGCCTGCATTAACATATCTATTTGCTATATATGAACAAATTATCTGCTCTTTTTCTTTTTCAAGTGCTTTATTAAATAAACCATCTTTCTCTAATCTTTCAAAGATAGATTTAACTAATGTGTTATCTAAATTATAAATTAACTCTTGCATTGCAGTTTTCATAATATTGGTTTGTTATAGGTTTAATTAGTTATTGGCTTTTTTTATTTAACTCATCTAATGTTTTATTTGCCCAATTAATTAATGATATTAATGCAGCTTTCTTTTGTTTTATTGATGAATATCTAAAATCATCTTTTATAGAAATTACCTCTCCATTAAACTCTAATTCCCCATTATTTGCAATAGAGAAGTTATTTTCATAAAAATTAATATGTTCTTTCATATTAAAATATTTTATTTAAACATAGATTTTTTAACTCAAGTTTTGTTTTCCTAATAATATCCTTTACATGTTTTTCCGGTATATTGTAATGGTCCGCTACTTTTTTGCATGATCTTACCTCAACATATTTGTTAAAGAGTATTGCTTCATGTGCTTGCATCTCATCTTCGGCAAACTTTGCTACCAGGCGAGCATTAGCAACCTTTGCAAATTTAGGATTTAATTCGGGTAATTTAAGTTGAGACTTTAAATAGTTAATTGCTTTATCGTAATCATTCTTACGAAACTTTTTATAGAATTGAGATGTTGAGCTAAATGCCATATTAGTAATAATCTTAATTGAGAATCCTATTAAGCCATTAGAGGCCCAAATTTCGGTTATCTTATCGCAATGGATACTCAACAATGCCAAAGCTAGTTCCTGTCTCAAGTCATCTTGTAAATCGCTAGGGCGTACCGATTTAATCAATTGGTCAATTTGTGGATTCAAGTACACATACTCAATGATTTCATTACATGTACTCGGTTTATTTTTGCTTAACATATTGACTATTAATTAGTTGTGAGGTTTTTGTACTCGTGTACGGACTTTACCTATAATAAATTGGACTATTATAATAAAAAATAAAAAAAAAGAAGAGGTCAAGGAAATATTTAATAATTGCGAGTACAGTGAGTACATTTTTTTTAATTAGTTGTTTATCAATTAGTTATGTGTATTAAAACTTGACTCAAACCGAGTACAAACCAAGTACAACCGAGTACATTTTTAGGTTTTACCTCCAATTTGATGCCTTTCCATACAAATATACCCCCTTTTGGATTAGCAATTATCCATTTGTCAAATGCTTTTACCGGATCAAGATAAGATTTTAAACTCATGTTTGTTGTTATTTTGCCTATTTCGGCGGGTTTCTAATTTGATTCCAAATATATCCGAGGTCATATTAAGTCCTTTTTTAAATCTCATTTGAGAGTAATCCTTTTTATCTAGGTCGTTGATATTACAAAATGAGATGTATTCCGAGCCAAACTCAAACCATTTGTCGCGGACAATATCATCATAATAAGCCAGGAAGTCCTCGCCAAAATTAAGTTTTACATTCTTACGATTGATTGAGTCGCTATTCTCAATAACAGGAATACCGCTCTCAAGATATATTTGTACTGATTCAATCATAAAATTATAGAAGCGATTCCACTCGTCTTGATCCCAATCATTAAACAAAGTATTGCCAAAGAAATCAAGTGGTGAGTTCTTATGGTTAAAGAAAGAACCAAACTCAATCACTTTTACTCTTCGCTTGCCGTGGCCTCCACTATAATTGATTGTGTAATTAGTAGTAAATCCAAACTTGGGAGCATTATTGTAATCAATATAAAGCTCATCTTTATTTTTCTTTTCAACTGTCACACCTTCGGTAATCTTGGAATAAAATCCTTCAAAGTCTAAATTCTTACGGCAATCCTCAATGATAATTAATTGAGTTGAAAGCTCAACGCGTTGGAATGCGAATGACTTATCAAGCTTGAAGTTCTTACCATCAATTGACACCAGGTTAATTAATTTACCGATGGCCTTAAAAAATATCCCTTTTCCGGCGCCACCGCCTTGGGCCTCATCTTCGGTCTCTTCTGCAAGTATTACGGCATAAGATTTGGTCGGATCCTTGTAAGTATGCAGTAAGTAACCAATTAAACTAATGGCATAAGCAATGCGCTCGGTGTCTCCATTACAAACCTTATCAATAAATTTAGTGTATTGCACATACTCAAAGTCGATGTCTTGCTCGATGTCAATATTAAAATCAATTACTTGATCCTTCCAAACATGTACGCCCAGGTCTCCGTACTTAATTAGTTCCTTTTTATTTTTAGTGATGCGCACCACTCCATTTTTAAAAGGATAATATGCAGCGGTCTTGGTGTGCTTAAGGAAGTTAAGTTTAATGTTCTGCATAAACTCAAACAACCCTTTATTAAAATATGCATCGGCTCCCTTATATATTATCTCGCGGAGCTTGGATGGGTTAGTGCCATCAAAGTTGGATGGTAGTTGGTCGATATATGAGTTAAGGAATTTTTTAATTTGCTCCATGTTTGTCTCCGAGACAAAGCCATCTTCAACGCGAACCAATTTATAATTAAGCTTATTGTCATAATAATAAATATAAAACCCGCCATTACTTGAAAGGAAGGAAAGGAACTTGGACCGATCAATGGTGACAATACCTTTATCATTCACATTCCAAAATGTAAGGATGCTCTCTCCATTACCGCTCTCAATATCTTTTATAAGGTCCTCGGTCTTGGTTACATCGAGGTTATGCTTTTGTGAAAGGTAGGCGGCGATATTTTTATTATCAAGCCCCTCCTCTTTTTTCTTAAGGAAGTCTCTTTTAATATTTGATGAGATGCGATTCTTTTGTTCACCAAATCCATCTTGAGACAATTGCTTTGCAGCATTAGAGAAGTTTGAACCATGTTCCAAGATAGTGTAAATAGCGAACGGCTTGTATCCTTTGCCTGTCTCAAACTCGGTTGATGTTGAGAATACTTTAAACAGTCCAAGCCCTTGATGATAATCGGCCGAGATATGCGAATCGGTTTTGCCTGGGCGCTTTAAGTAATCACGCTCACCTTTGCGCTCAATCCAAGTCCATCCGTGCTTTTCAAGTAATGCAACGACATCACACTTATTATTGTAATCATCCCAAGGTGTAAGTTGAAAGTTAGCGGTGTCGGTGATAACTTGTTGGCGCACCTCTTTAACTACTTCGTTAAATGATCTGCATATTGATAAGATGGATTCTCTTTGCTCTAATGTTATAACATTTATCTTAAAGTCCTTTTCTTTTGTGTACCCTTCGGATGGAGGTGCAAGCACATATCCTCCCTCACCGCGTGTCTCAATTAACACTATCTCTTTTGCGTGTGGTGTCTCTTTAAGTTCCTCTTTTGTTGCATGGCGCATCGCAAGCTTTTGGTTGCCTTCAATCTCTTCGGACCTGTAATATAAATGATACCCACCGGATTTGGTGCGCACCACATAAAGCAAGTCCATAAGATCGCCAAGCTCCAATTTGAGTCGATCCCATAATGTACCGCTTACATCATACTTTAAGTCAACATCAATTATCTCTAATCCTCCGGAGACTGCGCCACCGATGATGGCAATGTTGTTTGACCTAGTGTTAGTAAATTGGGCCTTCATTGTTGCCGCATCCATTATCTTGGATTGGAACTCGGTCCAAGGGAAAATTGCTCTCTTGTTATCACCTATTGGGATAACGGAGAAACCTTGATTTGCGTAGTAGTTGGCTGCTTTAATCATTTGGTTATTAATTTAATCTCATCCATTTTGTAAATAGTATAAACGCGAAACCCTTGCTCTTCAAGTTGTTCATGTCTATACTTTTGTAATTCCGAAAGCCGGCCTTTCTCGGCCTTGCATTCTATAAAGAAAGTTTTACCATCCTTGAGGATCATTAGGTCGGGCATGCCATTTTTATTGCATTGTATTATCTTTACGACATACCAACCGATCAACTCAAAGTGCCGGATGACTTTGCTTTGTAGAATAGATTCTCTCAATTTCTTTAAGTTCTTTTTTTGCTTCGTTTAAAAATTTGCTTTTCACCATTATGGTCAAAGCTTTTTTCTTTTCCTTTTCCGGGAGTGGCTTACGCCCTCGAGTTTCTTTTTTCATAGTTTTCATCTAGGTTGATTTTTATGCATGCCAATATTAGGAATGCAATGATAAATAAAATTTTCATGTTATTGGTTTTAAGATACCATTTTTAAGGACACTACCGATTTTATCCAATAGTTTTAAATGGTCAAACCTTATAAAAAAACACCCCCGCTCCCATCCAGGATAACCCACTACGATTATTAATTATTGTTAATTAGCGGAGGTATTTCGTTTACCTTTCAAAAGTAATTTAAAAAAATTTAATAAAAAAGTTTTTTTATTCAAATTAAATAGTTTAGTATTGTGATGTCGTTATAAAACAAACGATATTTATATTATGGCTTTATCAAATTTAGGAGGTACAAACTTAACTTACCTCTCCGTTTCCGATGGGAACCTAGTACGCCAACACAAAACGGCGAATGATCGCACAACCGAGCGAGTAACAAAAACCGGTAAACTTGTTTTTGAAGAGCGCTTCAAAGACTTAACGGGTAACATTACAAATGTTAACACTCGTGAGAATGACTATGGTAAGCAATGGCAATTGACATTCCAGGATGGCGCCGATACATATATTGTATCAATGCCTTACTCAAGTCGATATGCATCAAGCTTTTTAAAAGCTTTGCCAAACATTAACATTGAGGAAGCTTTACGCTTTATGCCTTGGGCCATGAAGGACAAAAACGATGTAAGCAAAACAGTTACCGGCATCACAATGTATCAAGATGATACAAAGATTGCACCGGCTTACACAAAGGATGCGCCTAATGGCTTACCACAAATGGAGAAGATTAAAGTTAAAGGTAAGGAGCAATGGGATGATTCTGCAATGATGGAGTTCCTTGAGCAAACTGCTTTGAAGATATTTGCAAAGCATAATGATAATGATTTGGTTTTGGATGAGGAATCATCTTTTTAGTTGGTTTTGGTTAGCGGTTAGCCTTCCGTACAAAAAGGCACTTTTTAAAATTTAAAATTAAAAATATGCCGAAAATTAAAATTACCAAAGAGATTAACATCATCGACAATTTTGAGAGATACTTTCTTTATGTCGATAATAAGTTTATTACAGGGGCCGAAACCCTTGAAGAGATTGAGCAAATTGCAACCGCAGTCATTGCCAACAACGGAGACAAAGTAATCACCGAAACCATAAAAGAATACACATGCTAGTAAAAACCAAAACCAATCAATTAACATTTGTCGATGGTAGATTTTACCACGATGAAGATGGAAACTATTTTCCAAGTGCCACCACTTTACTTGAAGCTTATCCAAAGCCATTTGCCCTTATACAATGGATGAAGGAGGTTGGCTCAAAGGCAGATGAGATAAGAGATAACGCCGGGCGCCGTGGCTCAACAGTACACCAATTGACCGAAGATTACGATCACGGGATGGAGTGCACCTTATTAGATGATAACAACCGACCAAAGTATTCGCTTGAGGAGTGGAATATGTTTGAGCGTTATGTTGAATTCAGCGTAAACCATAAGCCGGTACATGCAATGATTGAGCAAACCTTTGTAAGTAATCATTTAAAGTTTGCCGGTACGCTTGATCGCATTTGCACCATTGATGGCAAAACATATGTTTTAGACATTAAGACAAGCAACGGGATATATAATAGCTATTGGCTGCAATTGGCAGCTTACAAGGAATTATATAATCATTCGGTTAAGCAATCCGATAACATGCCGGATATTGATGGCGTGGCTATTTTATGGCTTAATGCCAAAACTCGGACCTATGGTAAGAACGGAGTCATCCAAGGTCCAGGATGGCAGATGGTGACCAAAGATGACACCTCGGATGATTGGTCATTATTCCTTGCAGTCCAACAGTTATGGAACGCGGAGCATGAGAATGATAAGCCGAGAGAATTTAGTTATCAGTTATCTCATAAAAAATAGTAGTTTTACACTTAAACCCGCATTATGATAACGAGAACCAAAAGGAAGAGATTGTATTTCGACATCGAGACAAGCCCCAATATTGGTTTTTTTTGGCAAAGCGGGTTTAAGTTAAATATAGGACCGCAAAATATTATCACCGAGCGTGCCATTATTTGCATATGTTACAAATGGGAGGATGATAAAGATACTCACGCGCTTACCTGGGATGCAAAGCAAAGTGATAAAAAGATGCTTCAAGATTTTATTAAGATAGTAAATGAAGCGGATGAGTTGGTTGGTCATAATGGCGATAAGTTTGATCTTGCATGGGTGAGGACAAGATGTTTGTTTTATGGGATTGATATGTTCCCAACCTACCAAACCATTGACACCTTAAAAGTCTCAAGGTCAAAATTTAAATTCAATAGCAATAAGCTTAATTACATTGCCGGATATTTAGGCATTGGCTCCAAGATTAAAACTGATTTTGACTTATGGAAAAACATCGTTTTAAATAAGGATCAAGTTGCAATGGATAAGATGGTTAAGTATTGCAAAATGGATGTTGTATTGCTTGAGAAGGTCCATAAGAAACTATCAAACCATATCGCACCCAAAACACATTACGGAGTAATATTTGGCCATCACAAAGGCAGTTGTCCGGAGTGTGGCAGCGATGACCTGGTAATCAAGGACCGGAGAGCATTAGCAAGCGGAGTGGTAAAATTAATTTTTAGATGTAGAACATGCGGCAAGCATCATAATAAAACGGATAAATAATGAGTAAACTTTTATACGATATCATTGATGATTTATTATTTAGAGAGGAGAAGGGCCGAGCGGAATATGGCACCACAATGGATCGTACTGATTTAAGAGAAGATGAGTGGTTGCAACATGCATATGAGGAGGCATTGGATTTGGCTATTTATCTTAAAAAAATAATTAAGACTCGAAGTGAAAATAAAGATAATTTATAAAAAATTAGGAAGGGAACAAGCTCATGGCATTGCCGAAAGCGATGGGATAATATATTTGGATCCGCGCTTACGCGGAAAAAAGCACTTGGAAATTTTGCTCCATGAACTCGGACACCTATTGGATGCCAAAGATTCGGAAGAGACTGTCATTAAAAAATCCATAGCATACACAAAGATTCTTTGGCAAGAGGGTTATCGCCGTATTGATGATACGAACGATACACCATTACAGGACGGCACAAATTAATTTACTTAAATATGGAGTTGCGAGATTATCAAATCGACATAGCCAATAGGGGCCTTGAGGTTATTAATGAGTTTGGTTTGGTATATCTTGCCATGCAAGTAAGGACCGGCAAAACATTAACAAGTTTGCTATTAGCAAACAAATTAAGTGTTGAGCATGTCTTATTTGTTACAAAGAAAAAAGCCATCTCAAGCATTGAAGATGATTTTAAATTGTCCGGTTATGTATATAAATTAGATATTATTAATTTTGAAAGCGTACATAAATGTCAAAATATTTATGATCTTGTTATTATTGATGAAGCTCATTCATTGGGCCAATACCCAATCCCTTCCGAAAGGACAAAAGCATTAAAGGAATTATGCAAAGGTAAGCCGGTGATTTATTTAAGTGGCACTCCAACACCGGAAAGCTTTGCTCAAATATTCCATCAATTTTGGGTATCGGACAAATCCCCATTTGCAGATCATAAAAACTTTTATTCCTGGCATAAGGATTACGGCATCCCAAAGAAAAAATTTGTTTTCAATCGTGAGCTTGCTGATTACTCACATGTCAAAACGGAGTTAATTGAATGTGAGATAAACCATTTGTTTTTGACATATACGCAACAGGAGGCCGGATTTGAATCATTAGTCCAAGAGGCCATCTTGTATGTGCCAATGAGTGATAAGGTCAAATGGGCCATTGATAAGATTACCAAGGACAAATTATTTAGGACAAAGGATGGCGAGATTGTCGTTGCCGATACTGCGGTCAAAGAAATGCAGAAGATACACCAAATTTGTAGCGGAACGGTTAAAAAGGATGATGGCAATGCAATAATCTTTGATGATACAAAAGCCAATTTTATTAAGGAAAGGTTTAAGGATCAAAAGATAGCCATCTTTTATAAGTACATAGCCGAGGGGTTGCTTTTAAAGGCAACTTTTAAAAACTCATATGATGATCCGCAAGAGTTCAATAAGGCCGGAGGCGATGCGGTATTTATAAGCCAGGTGCAAAGCGGGAGGGAAGGCATAAATTTAAGCACGGCCGATGCGCTTGTCATGTATAATATAGACTTTTCGGCGGTAAGCTATTGGCAATCAAGGGCAAGGATGCAAACAAAGGACCGCACAATAGCCTCAAAAGTGTTTTGGATATTCACCGTTGGAGGCATTGAGGAGCGTATTTTTAACATGGTCCAACTCAAAAAAGACTTTACTTTAAGGCACTTTAAAAAAATATATTAAAAATATTTTTTTATTAAATTAAAATAATATAGCTTTGGTTTCTAAACAAAATCAAAATGAATAAACAACAAAACCACAACTTTCAAGCGGTCGTTATTTTAATCACCGCATTTTTAATCACGGCATTTTTACAAAATTATTAATTATGAAAAAAACTGCAATGCAAGAGTTGTTGGAGTATGTAAAAACTACCAACACAATTACATTCCTTCCGGAACAATTAGCAAAACTTATTGAAGATAAGTATCTTCATAAATCATCAAAAGATATAAAAATTGCATTTATTGATGGCGAGCTAAATGTTTGGAACCGAGAACGAGATGGTAATATTTTAGAATATCAAGATCAACAAGATTATTTTAATAAAAATTATCAACCATGATTAGAGCAATTTTATCACTATTAAAGTTTTTCTTATTAGCGGTGCCATTAGCGTGCTTGCTTTATGTAACATTATTTTTCATCTATAAAATCAAAGGAGATGCCAAACCACAAAGAATGGATTGAGTTAACAATTATTGAGAAGATTGACCTGGTGGGTAAACTTACCCATTTATTACAAAATGATGAGATGTCATTTCATACATTTAAAAGACATATAAAAAAAGCGGAGTCCTTTGGGATATTCGATGAGATTAAAATAAACAAAAATGAACTACATGATAATACCGGGAATTAAGAAAGCAAAAATTGGCTTTAAGACAATGCCAAAAAAGAAAGTATTGCAATATATCGATACTGTTATCGCAAACACATGCGAGCAATATAATATATCAATGGATGATATTAAGTCCAAAAGTAGGAAGTCGGTTTTTGCTATTCCGAGATTATTAACAATGCATATCTTGAGATATAATACATTGCTTACATTGGATGAGATTGGGATTGCCTTTAATCGTGATCATACAACGGTAATAAATGCGATTAAATCAACAAATAATATGCTGCAAACTGATTATGATTTTAAGGAAGATTACCAAAAATTGGTAATGAAACTATAACATATTTCGTTCCCCCATCTACTAACACGGCTCTCAAGATTTAATATCTTTGGGGGCCGTTCTTTTTTACTTATATGTTTGGTAATGAGCTTTGCCGTTTACTCTTGTAGCTTTTAAGATTTGTTTTCTTTGCTTACCGGTACTCTCATAAGATACATGAACCCAATTCGGATTCTCATTAGTACCAAACTCCCAAATCAATTGGTCAAATTCTAAATTATCCTTGATGTAATTAAATACCATTGTATTGGTAACGCCGTTTGCACTCCCATCCATGTCAATATCAATTGCCTCTCCTGTGCTATGTTGAGAGGTGGGTGATGCCCCAGGTGTGCAAGCATTAAGTTCCTTTGATCTATATCCGGAACTGATATGAATAGGGCAACGGAAATGATTCCTTACCTTTTCAAATACATTTTCAGCTAGCAATTTAAAGTTTTCAATATGCGCATCAATTGGCATATTTGAGATGCCATGTCGCTTTGCAGTTTCACTACGGATCACTTCGCTTAAATCTAAATGTTCGGATATTTTCATATTAATCTTTTTTAAATATTTTCTCTGCGGTTGTTAATCCTAGGCATCCAAATGCCAATGTTGCAACTGCGTACACTAATGCCTCGCTAGGTGCTTTACTTAACTCACTAAATGAGTTATGATACATTGTAATGCATAACGCTACAACGCACATCAAACCACATAAACGCTTCATAGATAACCTTCCGTTATCTTCGGTAAAAAATTGCTTCATCTTAATTTGTTGTATCGGTTTTAGTCTTACCCCAAAAATTCTTTTTTTCTTTTATTAGGACTGTATCGTGAATGTAAATATAAAGAGTATCAATTTTGACAATACTATTTACACTCTTAAGTTCACTAATTTCGCTTCTCATTTGGGTAATGGTTGCAACTGCATTTGTAACTAATTGCTTTTCTTTTTTAGTTGCCTTTGCGAGAACTGTTGCAGATTTTGCATTGGTTGCATCAACTTGCTTCATTAACTCCTCAAACTCAATATCCTTGTCAACCTTTTGAGCTTGTACTCCGCAACCAAATAAGAATAAAATAAATAAATATTTCATTAGTTTATCTTTTGAATTTTACCTAATTGCTCCAAAGTTGAAAGTTTTGTACTTGCGGCCGCCAAACTCGAATCACATCTGCGTAATGCATTTGTAACCACATCAAGTCTTGTCTCTAATTTCTCAATCTTTACATCTTGATTTTTAGCTTGGCCCTGGAAGGTTGATCGTACATCCACATACAAATAGCCAATAGCTATTAAAACCACAAACAATGTTCCAACGATAGGATTGGAAGCAAACTCTTTAAATTTAATCGGTATCATATTTTAAAACAATTTTTTATAAAATCCTACTGAATAACCTTGAGTGCCATAATTAAGCAACATAAGCCCCTTATTTGGCACTTTTAACCCTATTCCTATACTAGCACCTAAAACATTATTAAAGTTCCTTAATTCGCCTCCAATCAATAATTCCGTTTTTGGCTTAATAGTCTTTGTTATATATATAGTTTTTTCTCGTAGTGTTGCTTCAAATCCCCTCCCTATTATCTTATTTTTTGTAATTGTGTCATGAATATAGAATGTATTTGAATCCATCCGTATTGTATCATTATACTCTTTTATCTGCGAATAGTCGTTAATTATACGAATTGTATCGTATATTGGGATATAAATTGAATCTTGTAAAATTACTTTATAAGGTATTGAATCGCCCTTTTTATATTTAGTCAATGTCTTAATATTAAAAATTGTGTCAGTTTTTAATACTATTTCATTTTTAGTATAAGTAGGCTTTGTCATTAATAAAAAAATGACTACCGCTATTAAAATAATTACTAGGAAATTCCTCATTATAGCTTACGGATTTGCTTAACATAGTAAATAATGGCTAATAAGCCGGAAATGATGGCAACCAAGCCCGCAAGCATTGTAATCAATGGTTGCACTTGTGTTATGGTAAGTGATGCGGCCGTAATTGAAACGGCGGTATTCGCAAGGGCGTTGGTGCTATCCTGTGTCATGTCTTAAAGTTCCTCTTCATCTTGTTTAATAAATTCGATTCCATTGGTCCAATCTTCAAGGAAAATGAAGTTTTCAAGCCCTTGAGGATTAACAATGTTAATCTTCTCAAAAGCGAACTCTTCATCATTTAGGGCTTTAATGTCGCTTGTTAGCTTTTTAATGCCTTCCTTTGTAAATTGATAATCACCCTTTTCCGTTACATTTAAAATCCCTTTGTCGTTGGCGCTTGCATTATCAAGTCGTAACTCATCCTTTTTGGATTGGTACGCTTCATAACTTGGCTTAACCTTTTCAAAGATTTTAAATAGTTTCTTTTGTACTTTTGTTTCTTGGTTACCTATGATCGCCTCCATTTGGGCAACTAGGTTTAATAAATTTGAATACTTCATAAAATTATAATTTTAGCAAATATATTAATTATTTTGCTACGATTGTAAGGTTTAATTTAGTAGCCACGAACTCCCAAGCATATTGATCGTTATCCCCCCATTTTACATAATCTTCGCCCGTCATAGTTACAACACCATCTTGTAATCTTTGTTGATTAGCATCTAAAAGATTGTAAGTAAATGTTGCACTTGTTCCTAAAATAACATTTGAAGCCCAAGCATTAAGGTTAATCGCTTGTACGAATTGGCCATTTTGCCAAATTTGAATAGGAGAGATTTGTTTCATTTTATTTTATTTTTAATTTATTTATACTATCATTAATACTCCCGCACTTTTATAAATATCACCACTTGATAAACCTGAACTACTTGTTGGCACATTTGAAAAGTTTATAACACCTGTTGATTTTATAGTCATTCCAACTGAATCATTACCGTAAGTAAAATAAATCCCACCCGCGCCCGTATTAGTTTTAATTCTGCTTCCAATTCTCATTCCATAGTTTTCCCATTGCATAAATTGTCCTGTACCATTATATGATTTAACAGTAAGAGATGAATTAGCAAATGCCGATGCCGTTGTATTATATATTTGAATTGTACCTAAATCATCCGTTTGTGTTGTATTAGTTGCTTGAATAAAACCATTACTTCCTATTGTAAGTCTTGTAGCACCATTAGTATCTATTGTAACAACCTCAACCGAACCATCTATTTTCACATTTGAACTTGAAGTACCTCCACATAGTTGTAATGTATTACTACTCATTCCTCTGAATAGAGTAGAGCCATACATTCTTATCTCTCCATTTACTTGAAGTTTGCCACCCCCATCAGTAGTAGTTCCTATTAATACATTGCCTCCAACTGATTGCAAAGCTAATGGTAAAGAAACTCCACCGCTTCTATTAAAAGCAAATATTCTAGGAACTCCGCTTGTAGCATTATCAATTTCGCATCCTTGAGTATCGGCAGTTACACCTACTACAAATGTACTTTGTGGGCTTGTTGTATTTACTCCAACCTTGCCTGTGGAGGTAATCCTCATCTTTTCGGTACTTTGACTTACAAGAGCATTAGCAGTTTCAAATGATAAATACCCCGCTTGATTACCACTTGTTGCATTTTCTTTCCTTCCGGCTATTCTACCAAAAGCACTTGCACTTCCTGTGCTTGTTGTCCAACCTCCTAAACTTAATACCGCTCCCTTATCAATTCCTTGTGCTACGCTAGTACCTATAAAAACATTGCCCGTTACTCCATTTGCAGTATTGTTACCATAATTATTAAAATCTAATACACTTAAAACTGTTGTACTTAATGCTTGTATATATACATTACCGATTGAGCCTAATGTAGCATTTGAATCCGAATAAAGCCAACTAGAATTTTGTTCTCCATCTACATCGGTATTAAAATTTAACCTTGCTTCACTAGAATCATAAATTGTTGTTGTACCTCCGTTTACTCTTAAAGCACCTTCAAATCGCCCTGTACCATTAACATCTAATTGATAACTAGGAGCAACTCTATTAATACCAACCCTTCCCGAACTATCAGCATAAAATACCTCAAATGCAGTTCCCGCACTATTGTAGGTTTTAATCCCGAAATCAGTTTGATAATTCGCACCGTATCCTTTTGCCTCTAAATAAACGGGTGTACTTCCACCGCTTGAGATAATTAATTGTCTTGGTGTGCCTACTCCTGTATCGCCTCTAAATATAGCATTACCCGCCACATTCATTGCCGTTCCACTTGATAAATTAATATTTAAAGCACCTGTTAAAGTTCCTCCCGCTAAAGGTAAGTAACTTGTATTATCATAACTTATTGTCGTTCCACTTGCTTTTACAAATCCTGTACCATTTAATTGTGCTTGAGCGCCTAAACTTGCTAATGATTGGTCGCCTGTATTTGTACCCGATGATGTGCCACTAAAATTAGTTGCTGAAATTGTTCCAATAAAAACAGAATTTCCGCTTGCATCAATAGTTAAAGCATATTGTCCTAATGTATTTGCAGATGAACCTTGATAAAAAAGAATTGAGCCTCTAGTTGTAGAATTTGGACCATAAGATAAAAATCTTGCCCCGTTATTATTATCTATAAATGTTTTATTTGCAGCAATATCACTATCTAATAAAGCACCATTTGATACAAATGATTTTCCATTAATAGAGCCGTCAATATTAAATTTTATTCCTGTATTATTATATGTTGAACCATTAAAATACCATAAATCTAATCCAAAAGCCGCATTCATTTGAAGTGATAATTGCTTTTGCGAAGCACCTGTTGCAGCATTATCCCATTGAAAACGAGAACCTAAACCAATACTTGCACTAGCACCTAGTTTAGATTGTATATATGAACTAGATTCTATTTCCCCACTAAATGTTGCAGTTGTTCCGCTTAATGCACCTGTAAGCGTTCCCCCCGCTAATGGTAAATAAGTTGATGCCGCTGAACTTGTTGTTAAGTAAGTTGAGTTATCATAACTTATTGTTGATCCGCTAATCTTTACAAAGCCCGTACCACTTAAAGCAGCTTGCTTAAGATTGAATGTGTTCCAATCGGTACTACTTAAAGCACCGGTTGCGCTTGTTGATGCAAGAGCCAGGCTCAAAGCTTGAGTACTTAAACTCAATCCATTTGCCGTGCCAATGGTCACCGCCGCGTGTCTTGCCGCCGTATTGGCAGCCACATCCGTATTTGCACTTACTCTTACTTCGGTATAATATAATCTTGAACCTTCGGTGATGTCGGATGTTGTCAAGCTTACCGCACCGGTATATCCATTTACTGAACTTACCGCATCCGTGTTATCAACTTTATCCCAAGTAGTGCCATTAAAGATGGCCCAATCACCCACTTTCCAATCGGTGATGCCATCAAGGTTTGTTGATCCCTCAACACTTACGATGTAATAATATCCTTTTGTTCCTGTACTACTTGTAAGCGTTGGAGTGTTTGTTGATGCGTTCCAAGTACTTTGATAAATTGCGCCACCTAATACTCCGTTTATTTGGTTTTGAACCTTACCAAATGCAACTAATATTGAGTCGGTTGCGGTTATTGATCCGCCGGTAATGTTCACACCGGTTAAAATTTTACCCGTTACGGCCGATGTGCTTAATGTCACCGCCGCCGATCCTGGGCCGCTCGCAGTTGCCTCACCACTTAATGCGGTGATGTAATTGCCCGAAGCTTGTTTATTATTAAATGTATTCCAATCGGTTGAACTTAAATAACCATTGCCACTCACACCCGCTTGGCTTATTGTAAATCCTCCCGTTGTATTGTTATAAGACAATGGCGCCGTTGCACTTAATCCTGTTAAGGTAATGTATGCGCTTGAATCAACTGTGCCATTAGCCTTTAAGAACTGACTTGATGTGCCACCACTCTTTACTAAAGTAGTTGCATTTAAAGTACCTATAATAGTTGCAGCGTTACCACTACCACTTGTTTTGTTTATATATAAACCTTCACCATTGCCACCTTTTGTTATGTTTAAAGCTATTCCACTACCACTTGAATGATTAATATCAAAAGTATTACTACCTCCACTTGATGCAAAAGAACCTGTTGCACCTGTAATAACATCAGCAGTCAAATTAAATGTACCTAAATCAACATTAGCAGTTGCACCTGTGTAGGGAACATAACCTGTTAAGGCTGAACCATAGTTAGGGATGTTTAATGTTGCACCTACCAATGTACTTGCTCCGCTTGTTCCTGTTGTGGTTAGCGTTATAGCATTTTGCTTCGCATTAAATGTTGACCAATCCGTGCTGCTCAATAAACCATTTTGTGATGTGGTTGCAGTTGCAATATCTAGGGTAATAGTACCGCTTGTCGTAATTGGTGATGAACCAATACTTACCCCACTTGTTGCAGAAGATAAGCCAACACTCGTTACCGTTCCGCTTGCTGCAAGATCACTCCATGATGCCGTGATTGTTCCCGCATCTTGTTGCGTTAATGTTAGTGTTTTGGTAGTTGTACCACTTACACTTGCACTAACTATTGAGTCATTGTAAGCCGCATCCCAGGTTGTTTGCTTTGCAGTTGTTGGCAAAGAATAACCCGCCGCATAATTAAGCGCTAGCGTTCCATTTGTTACGATGGGATTGCCACTCACTTGAAGGCCAACCGGTACACTCATGTCAACGCTCGTTACCGATCCCGTTCCGGTTACCGGCTTATTAATCCATTTAGTACCATCATATGATAAGACATCGCCATTAGTAGATGAAGTCAATGTAACATCGGAAAGTTTATCAAGATTGTAATCGCCCTCGGTTGCAACGATATTACCGGTCCTTCCGAATACTGAATACACGGTTGTTGGCAATGGATAACCTCCATTAACTGTTGATACTTCAACAATATTCTCGGTTACATTTACAATAACATCGCCACTCTCTACATTGATACTAATTTTTTCATCATTAACTACTATGTTTATTTGCTCTTCGCTTGGTGTTATTATTGTACTCATTTTGTTATACTCTTGTTATGTCCTCCTGTACTAAAAAAGTTCCCCAAATATATGTTTTGACAAGGCCACTTGGAAAAGTGACATTCATGTCATAAACATAACTTCCGGCGGCGATGTCCACTATCTTATTTAATGTAATCTCGTTTTTACCGGCGCCACCAATTGTGATGCTTGTACCGGTTACAAGGCTCAACACCACATCCGTTGATGCGGGCTTGGTCCTAACTTGTATCAAGATAGTTGATCCGCTTAAATCGACTGCCACATCATTTGCCGTAATGGCAAATGTTTGCGCCCATGAATCATTGCGCCATAATTGAACATTGTATTGTGCGGGCCTTAAATCACCCGTTGAACTATTGCAACTCATATTTATAATTTTTTAATTTAATGGCATATCGCAAGCATCAAACTCCGATACTGTTGTCATGTTAAAGGTTATCTCAATACCACTCAAATAATCTTCAAACTTATCCAAAATAAAGTTGTAACTAATATTAGGATCAAGGATGTAGTTATTTGCTCCGTTCCTCATTTTGCTAATTATGTCCGCTCCGATTTGTAATTGATCGGATGCAACATCCGGCTCAAACTCGGCCTCCATGCCCGCCTTATCTAAAAACCAAAGCGTAACATTATAGACTTGTTCACGCCCAACATTTAATGATCCACTATTAATTGCAAAGCAAGCAATTGGATAAATTGGTTGGTCATTTACAAACAACCACTCTTTTGGTGTCGCATACTTTACGCTTTTTATTTGCGCATGCGATTGGAGGAGTGTCCTTATTGTGCTTAATACCTGGTTGTAAGTCATTGAATTTTTGTTTTACTTTGTCTAAAAACTCCCTTTTATAACTGCGTATTTTCATGAGGATAATCTAGGTTACTAACTCTTCGTGTTGCTCCTCTTCTGCCTAAAAATATAGGCGAAGTATATGCTTTAATTTGTGGCGCTATGATATCAAATCCGCTACCATAGTTTAAGTACTCATCAAACAACTCGGAGTTTTCACGAAGATAATCAATTAATCTTGTCTTGTAAAACTCACCATTGCTCATGTAAGACCTTTGTAATAATTCCAATTGGCCCTTACTTGGTGAGTTGCTTTCCTCCGCAGTTTTCTGCATCAATCCTTTGCTAAAAAATTGGAATGATGTTGCCATCACCATCTCGGCAAGTGTGAACCATAAAAGGCAATCCGTTACATAATCATTAAGCAAAGATTTTTCATCCGTGCTTAAATCGTTATTCTCAACCCCATCTTGTAACCTACGAAATAAAGATGTACCAAGTGCCGGCAATAAAAATTTATCTTGAGCCAACTTGATAACCGGTAAAATTTGCTTACCATCGATGCCCGTGCTTATTGCCGTGCGACTTTTGATAAGCTCCTCATTAATAAAAAGTATATTTAAACTCATAAAATTATTTTTTTCTAGTTACAATTTTTACTTGCCAACGATGTCTGCAATAAGGGCGGTGAACTCCATTTGGTTGCGTAAACCAACCGCCTCTCCTATCAAATACTGAATAGCCTAAACGCTCGGAAATGTTCTCAATATCGGAACGGCTCCAAAGCTTTGTCTCCGCTAGTTGTAATAAGCGCGCACAAAATGGTCGGTTTTTGTCATCTCTTGGACCGGCATATGTGTAACGCAAAAGCACCTCGGTTGTGGTTGCTTTATCACCTCCCGCAATTTTGCGAAGTGGCTTTGTAAGCACACTCTCTTGAGGTTTATACTTTGGGTTTAAGATGCTTAAATCTCTACCAATTATTTTTAAATATCCTTCCGTTTTTAAAGCTTCAATTGTAAGATTAACCTCGGCAACGCTTTTATTTAAGATGGTGCCAATGTTCTCCGGAGTTATAAGCTTATTTTTACTTATCAAATCAAGGACATTTGCTTTTATTGTGTCAATCTCGGCATCCGCAAATTGCTCAAAGTTTTTAGCTTCATGAGTCTCAATTACTTCAAACTCATTACAATTATCACCGCATGCGCTAAATTCACTCAATAACAAATCATCTTGCATATCAGCAAAGGCCTCTTCGGTTTTAGGATCATCATCAACACCCAGGAAGGTATTCACATCATCATCACTAAAACCAAATCCACTCTTTAACATCAATGCCGCTTGTTGCTTGTTAATCTTACCGCTCCCGAATTGGCGAACGATACGCATAACATTTTGATATTGCCTTCCGCTTAAATTCTTAATGCTATCATTTGCAGCCGCTATTGGCTCACTACCCGTTGGAGGTATATTACCGCCTTGAGGTGCCAAGCTATCCGGTGCAAGGCCTAACTTCTCACGGATTTCATCGCGTGTCATGTTGGCGCTCATAATGGCCTCGCTGAACTCAAAGCTTAATGGCTCAACCGGAACAATCTCAAACTCACCAACGATGCCGGCCAATTTCATTAACTTATTGAAA